CTTGTCCAGTGTAACGGAACCGTCATACGTCAGTGGAACATGCTCAGCTGGCATGTTCGAGCTGATTTCACGTACCGCTTCTTGACCGAAGGATACACGGGCATTGAAGGAACGCGCACGTCCGATCACTTTACCGTCAATTTTCAGCTTGATCGTATGACCTGCGTGAACTTGCTGATTACGAATACTAGCCATGGTATTTACCCCCTTTACCTATTAGTGATTACAGTGTGAAGTGCGATGTGATGAGGAAGTTATTAATTGGGAGAGTCGGTTTACCTTCCCATTCAATGGAGAACGCTGTGCCGTTTTTGTTAACACGTACAGAATCCTTCACATAACCACTGATCCAGCCAGCCGCAAGGAACTGCTCAATCATCGACACCAGATCGTTATACATCGTGATTTCGACACCAGCTACACCAGCTTGACCGATGTATTTGTTCTCGAAGTACTCACGCAGGTTAATGCTCATTTGATCCTTCAGGGTAGATACGGACAGTTCGTTCTTAGTGAGGTCAGCCGCATTGGAAAGCGTCACACCCTGTACAATACGGAACCCTTTGTTCGGAACAAATTCTGTCGGAGCAATGTAGCCTGCCAACAGCTGGGAAATTTCCGTCTGGCTGTAGTTTTTCTCTAGTTTGGAGAATTTCACGGATTTGTAAGTAATCGGCTCTTGTGGAGCTTGTCCTGCCCAAAGACCTGCATAAGCCGCCGCAAGGTAATGGGAGCCTTTCAGTACCAGCGTACCAGTAGCATCTGGGTACCATACGCCCGGCGTAGCCATCACACCGCGCTCGTTATTAAGCGCTGTTTGAAGAGCAGTAATTGCCGTTACTGTCGATCCAGTCGCATGACCATAGAAAGCGCGGCGCTCTTTACGGTTAGTCGTGTTGGACATCAGTGTGCAGTGAGCATCGAGCTTCGCATTAATCGTCGCTGTAGTCGTTGCACCCAGAATGCCTTGCACGTACTCATTTTGAAGCAGGTCGACAGATGTCTGCCAATCTGTATCTAGTGCCGTTGCCGCTACAGGAACAGCCGCGATATGGTCAGCGCCATGCGCCCAAGCGATGCTCATCAGGTCGAGCAGTTCGGAAGTCCCGATAGCCGCTTTTGCCACCGCAGAGTCATTGAAGTACGCCACTTTACCAGCCAGTGTATTGGATACGTTAGGTACACCAATAACGGCAAGGATTTTGAAGGCACCAAGCGAACGTGGTGTCATGTTCGACGTATCAACTGCCGAGTAAGCACCCGGACGTGTGATCGTAGCGCCACCAAAAGAAATGTTAATAGGCATTGTTGTCTACCCCCTTAATTAGTTTAGTTATAGACACGGGCAGACTGGACTTTGAAAGCTTTTGTCCACTGCTCTTCGGTCTTGTCTTCAAGGCTGTTCAGCGGTTCAACTTTAAAACTCGCTACCAGTCCCGGATTGACGATTACCTTATTTAGGTATTCATCCAAGCTAATAATATCAGCTTTTTCCACTTCTTGCACTTCCGAAGTTACTTTTTCTTCGCGGTCTTCGGAAGTATTTTTCTTCTGAGTCATAATAGTCAGCTCCTTTACTCTTGGATATTTTTCAGATCGTAAATTTTCTGGATCGAATCCACCGTTTCCGTATACTCCACATCAAGTGGATTAAGGTACGTCATGGTAATCGTACTCCAGTAAAGGACAACAGGTGCGAATTGCATCGTAGCATCCTGTTCATCCATACCACCGCGCAAAGTCAGGTTCAGAAGTCCCTTTTCTACAAGGTCTGGACGGATGGCGAACAAGACGCCCTTCACGATGTGGTAGACTCTGTCGCGTTCGTCCGCATTGGTATGCCATACCCGGATTTCGACGCCTTCGGAGAAGAACGTCCCGGTGTAGGTGCTGTAGATTTTCGTCTCTGGGTCGTACTGCGGTTCGCCGCTGACGTCAGCTATCGATTGCTCGCTTTCGCTGTCGTCTACTCGGTTCACTGTGATACATGGAAGTTCTCCCGGTTCGGAAGGATCAGAAGGGATAACAATGACCGCCCGTTTACCTATCAAACCGAACTTCGGAAGCTCGACTTTAAGCCGCTCAACCAGTTCGCTTTTTACGTTGACGTATTCGAATGTATAAGGCTGAATCATTTCCCATCACCACCTAGTCCCATGAAGTATAAGTCCATTTCAAAGCCGCTACGTACCAGCGCCAGCACATCTTTGCGGGTGTTCTCGACAACAGCCTTCCGAATCGGTCTTGGCTTGACGCCCGGATGTTGCCAGCTACGTGGGTCAGAGTTCTCCGATAGTCTTCGGAAGGTCATATACTGCGTGTGACCTTTTTGTCCCATCTTAACCATGCCGGAGTATTGCCCTGTCTTCCATGTGTAGCCGCGCCCGCTTGCGTCCATCCGATTGCCGCCGATTTGCGTCCGCTGTCCCAGTCCGCTACTTCCGAGCCTGCCGCCCCATTTGTAGACGCTTTTGCCGCCTTGAAGCGTGCCGCCGCGCCTGCTGTAGGAAAGGTTTTTCGCTTGGTTGTAGACGCTGGTAGGCATCGCCTGCATCGTAACCGTCTTCGGAGTGCCAATACGGAAGGGAATCGTGATGTATTTAGTACCTGTTTTCCCTCTTCGAACCTTCGGAGATGCCAGCATTTTAGACTTCATATCGAACGGCTCAATGCCGTCTTCAATCAGCTTTCCATGCGGGCTTGTCGTGAAGACTTCCCCGGTCAGGTCATCCGGGAACCGCAGACCGTCCTGAATACTTCGGACATAAGAACCCGTTACCGAGTTAACCCGGAACGTGCCGCCGCTGTAGCTGACAGGTGCACCCTGTGCGTAAGCGATCCAAGTCCGCTGTATCAAGTCGACCGTGGCTGAGCGTATCGCTTCTTTTGCGTACTTCAGACCGTGTCCTTGATCTGCCCGCTCCACAGCCTTCAGAATACCGTCGATGTTCATAATCTCAGCTTCAATCGTAATTATGCTCATGAAGGAAGCACCCCTCCCGTGAGATAGCGCATAGCCACATATCTCGGAAGGTTCTGACCATCTTGGAATCTAGGCTTCGGAAGCTGAGTCGGGATAACCATGTAAGTAGGACGGTGCTTGTAAACGATAGTGTACTGCTCTCCTTCGGAAGGCGCATCTGGCGTCAGCCATACCACCTGCCTATCCTCTACGATAAAGTGTTGACCATATTCGTAGTCGTAGATATCACCCGTTGCCGGGTCAGTCCTACGTACACTTCGGACATTGGTCACATGACCGTATAGGAGCGTTTCAGGTGGTCGATTATTGACTGGCTTGCCTCTAATCAGGACTTCGGAAAACTCCATAGAGTCATCCAGCAGTGTGACTTTGTCATTCTCGCCAATGTTGAACATCGGGTTAATGGTCGCGGTCTTCATCGTCTGGTCGAGAAGTCCAGTCTTCGGATGCCGGGATGGAATGCGGTATGGTACGGTCAATACGACATCGCCTGCTTCGAAGACGCCTGCCATGTCTTGGAAGACTTTGCTGGACGTAATGCCCATCACCAGACCTTTTCCTTCCTGCGCTTCTTCGTAAGTAAAGCCGAAGCCATTACAAGCCGCACAGCCGTAGGTCGGAGACTTCGTATTCACGTTTACACATGAACACTGGATAGCCTTTTCCCAGCTTACGGTTCTGCCCCGCCGCTCTATCATGATTTCGTACTTAACGGCGTGGATAGCGATTTTCACCATAGCGGGTCATCTCCTTTACAAGATGGTAAAGGTTATGCCGCGCTCAGTGCTTCGCGCTCCCTCACCCTTCGGACTAAAGAAATCTTTAATGTCTTTTGCATACTGGCTGATATGGCTGGAGTATGTGCCGCTGGTCGCGGAATCCGTTGTCGCGTACGATTCGGATAGTCCGTCGATGCTCGTTGACAAGCTCGCGATACCTGCCGAGTTAGCATCTGCCGCGATACCCAGTGTGTCCGAAGCCGCTATCTTTGCGATGACGTTTCGGATATTAGCTGGAATCTGCCAAAGTGGATAGCCTGCTGTATAGTCCACATAGAGCATCTGCGGGAGATTAGCATTAATGGTGCCTGTCACAAACGGATAACCGCTTACGGAGCCGCCTAGGAGCGCAAACATCGTAGGGTCACCAGCATAAGGCACGATCTGCACCTGTCCGGCTTCCGCATACACCTTAAGCCACTCACGGCGAGTCATAAAGTCCATAATGATTTGCCCGTTCGGAAGTACCAGTTTGAAGCCTGTAATTTCGCGTACCCGGCGTTCACGTAGCTGTAAGTAGCCATAGTTCATCCAGCTCTTCGCGTCATAATCGTAAGGCGGTTCTTCTTTCTCGTAGTCTACGCCTTCGGAAAGCCCGCGCTCCATTGGATTGCAGGCGATCACCGTAGGTTTTAGGTAGATGCCGAGATACCGTTCCACTTTATCGATAGCCGCTTGAATGAAGGTGTAGATGAGGTCATCACCCATAACGGAACCGTCTTCGGAGTTCAGCGGAAGACCAAAGCACCAAGTGCTCCGTATTTCCGCAGGTGTCGGAAGGTTCGTATTGGGCGTATAGACCGTCTCTTCATCATCCGTGCCCGGATTTGTTACCGTAATTGTGTAGTAAGGTGTAATCGGCATACCATTCACCTACCTCACGTAA